CTTTAACACTTGTAGTTCCGTTTTCAAATGCCTTACGTATCATCATTTCTGTTTGTGCAGCTGTATACTTGACTCCTTCTTGGAAGCCTAACATACTCTTAACACCTTTTTCACGGAAGATGTCTGCGGCAGCTATACCACCACCAAATGCACGTTGTAACTGACTGGCTGATTCTTGGAATGTCATTCCAGTAGCCGCAGCAATATCACCAGCCATACTTAATGTGTCTGCTAATTGATCTACGCTACTTACTGTTAATAAACTTGGTGCAGCCGCTGCCATTTCTTCCATACTGAATGCTGCATTACCTGCCGCTGTTTCAACTATGTCTAATGCTTTAGCACCATCTTTGGCGTTACCAGTTATGTATTTTAACTGAATGCCTAATTCTTCAAATTGTTTTGCTGTATTAAGAAAGCCTGTGGCAAGTTTCATTCCACCAAGTGCTGTTGCGGCCGCCGCCGCTGCTGTTCCCATTTTTCTGAAAGTGCTGTTGGCTTTTACTGCCTTGCTTTCAATGTTGCCTAATTGTTTTGTTACTTTCCCTAAGGCTCTTGATGCTTTGTTATTAGCAACAATATCAATATCATATCTACTAGTTCCACTCATAGTGCTGTCCTTTATCTCTGCCTTGTTTTTCTAAGTGCTGGTTCAACAATGCCACGTGGAGCTTGCCTACTGGTAGGTCTGCCTTCTGATCCATCTAGTATTGAAGCATAACCAACACGGTTATCAATAATCTTTTTACGGGTTGGAGTTCCACGGCCAATGTCTAATGGTTCACCTGTTTGTCTCCAAGTCCTACGGGCAGCACCTGTGTCAACGGGAGTTGTGCTACGTAAATTACGTGTGAGATCAACAACATACTGCTTAAAGTCAGCTTGCACTTGCTTTTTTATATTTTTACCTACGCCTGCTGCTTTCATGCTGTTGATCCTTATCTTTTAGGTTGATTCTTTTTGGATTGTTCATTCTTATATTCATAATATTTAGCCCATCCTTCAAGTTCCAAATAACTCATATTATTCATAATCCATTCAACGCTGTGACCTAGTTCTTCTGCTATCCTAAAGATAAACAGTAGCTCTAGATCTTGTTTTAGTTTCCCAGGTCTGCTTTAGCCTGTTCCTTTGCTGCTTGCATTTCACTTACAACACGGATAATAACTTCTGGGTCTACTTCACGCATCATTACAATTTTATCTGCTGGTGAAAATGCGTTTGATCCATCTTTGTGTAGTGCTTTAGCTAATAGTGTTTCAACTAATGCTTCTACCATCTCACCTTTAGAATGTAGGTCTAAGATCTTTTTCTCTGTTGCAAATGTAGTTGCCGTTTTGAAGTAGATTGTGCAATCCCATTCTGGAACATGGATCTCTTTTAATTCTTGTGTCATAGCACTTCTAAAGTGGCTTGTTGCGTTCTTTAGAATGCTTGGTTTATTTTCTTTGCTCATAATATAGTTTCCTTGTCTTTTAGTTTTTGCATATTCAACAGCCTAATAATTTAGGGTTACTGTCTAGGTCTGCAATTAAACCTAAGAAAACTGTGGGCATTTCTACCCACAGCTTAATAGTTTACAACTTAAACAGTGATGTCTGTTGCTAGAGCGCCTGTTCCAGTAAAGCTAAGGCTTACTGTTTGAACGTCACCTAGTGATGCATCATTGTCAATTGAAGTTACAATTGCGTTGCCTGTGAAGCTTAGTGTTCCACCACTTACTGGGTAAAATACTAGTGCTACTTCAGACCCAACTGTGAACGCATTGGCTGCGCCTGATGTTGCGTCATCTGTGAAGTTAGCGTCTGCTGAACCTTCCCAAGCTAACAATCCTGCTTTATTTTCTTTCCATACTGACCCCATGTATGCACACTCTAGCGTTTCTGCGTTTTGTGATACATTCCATGCTGTCAACATAGCTATGTTTGTGCCTCCTACTGAGAGAGCACCGTCTTTTCCTGCGTAACATGCCATATCATTTTCTCCTGATTATGTATTATTTAATTGGTAACAATATTCTACAGTGAATATCATTCTACAACTGGCAAAAGGTGCACTTTCCCCAGTCTCTACAGTCTCAACTCTTGTGAGCCTAATATCTTCAACAGTGTTAGTCAAAGTTCTGTCTGCCATTAGTGTATTTTCAATAGCCTCCACAGCAATGTTCCGCTGTGTATCTCTTTCTCTTCCACCAATAACTAAAACAACAGCAACTTCCAATACACCTTCACGCATCAACCCAGTTGAACCCATTGTCATAGTAATATCATCAATGTCTTCATCTGTGGTTTCAACATATACGGCTGGAAATGCTGTCTTGGCAAGTTCTTCAATCACAATTGGATCACGTTCAACTTTGCCAAGTTTTACACTACGTTGTGCTTTCAGTAACTTAGTAATCTCTACTAATATATCTTCACGGCGTGCCATTATCTATACAACCTAGTTTGACTTGCTGTAACTATATCTTTGTTAACATCAATAGTTCCATCATCATCAAAATCATATTTAATTCCAACACCAAACTGTAATTCCCATTCATCATTATAGCGTTCTTTGTAAAACTCTATTTGTTCTCTGAATGGATCACCTTCTGGTCTAAACGTTGAAAGTCTTGGTAGTATATAGGCATACATTGCTTGATATACAGTAGTCTTAGTCCACTGTGCCTCAACTAATTTGCTACTAACAAACTCAGTCCTGCTATAGAACTTGTTCCACCATTTAAATTGAATCATGTTGATAACATCAGTTTCAGCCTTGGCCAGTTCTTCTGTCCAATCATCAACTCCTTGTTGGAAAACTTCCGGAGCGTATTCTTCTAAATTTGTATTTGTTGCAAATGCCATTTTCTTCTCCTGTTGAATAACTAGGGACCTAAGCCCCTAGTATTATGCT